TTGGTGGGACTGAATCTCCATCAAAAACCAATAATAAAAAAATAAAACTAATAAGCCGCGAATATAATATAGAAAAGTGTAACATAGAGTATGACATATCGGAATATGGTGGTGAAGGTGGATGCAGGTAGTCCAATCTTGGGAACAAGAGTGGGTGTAGATTTTTCCACTAAAAATGAAGTAAAAAGACAATTGGCCGCGAATATCGACGCTGATGATCAGTTGCGGTTTAATGGTGATGTTGATTGTAAGATAACGGTGGATTTTTTATTGAGGAGTGATGCTGGTAGTTATGAGGGGTTGTATCATTTGTTTGATAACTATCATGGTACTGGAGCTAATGGGATGATTTTAGATGTTGGGGGTAATCAATATAGTGGTTGTTTTATTGATGATTTTAGTTTGACGGTTAAACCTTTTGAGCCTGTGGTTGGAAGCGCTTCGTTTAGTTGTTATAGTCCTAGTACTACAGCTTTAGCTGGGATAGATGATAGTTCAGTAAATGATGATTTAGATACCCAAAATATAATCTATGGTCACGATTGCACCTTGACTAATGCTGGTAGTGTTGTGGCCGCGAATATAATTGATAATTTAACATATAATAAAACATACTCCAGAACCCCCGTTTATACGTTGGGTTCGCAGCAAGCGACAAGTCATTTAGTGGATGGGGTAGAAGTGGAGATGAATGTGCAGTCTACAGGGTTGAATGAGTTGATTGATTTTAGCGGTAGTAAATTAACCAGTATATTTGGGGTTGCATTGCAAGACTCTTCTAGTGTTGGGGTGAGTTATGATAGTACTGATTTTGATTTAATAGTGAATGCTGGGGCGCATGTGGTATCGGAAGGTTACTCTATGGATGGAGGCGGGACACTAGTGACGAAAGCAACAATAAAGGAAGTGATTTTGTAATAATAGGTGTATATATAAGATACATATGGCCCGAAAAAAGGTTGCTACGCAAAAGGAGGTTCCGTTTCGATTGTCAGCGGATTTTGAGAGATCAATAAAGTTTAATAAAAAGAATTTTAGATTCAGCCCCAAACAAAAAAGGTTTTTAGATCTTATACTTGGAAAAGATACGAAGATTATTTTTGTTTCTGGCCCTGCGGGAAGCTCAAAGACTTACATGTCTCTATACGGAATGTTAAAATTACTGGAGGAGGATTTCTCTAAAGATATTTTGTATGTACGAAGTATTGCAGAAAGTGCAGATAGGGGGTTGGGGAGCTTACCCGGAGACATCACAGAGAAGTTTGACCCGTTTTTGGGTCCACTTTATGACAAAATGGAAGAAATTGTCGCTCCCGGAGATGCCACTTACCTAAAACAGCAAGAAAAAGTGTCTGCGGTCCCAATAAACTTTCTTCGTGGGGCGAGTTGGCAGAATAAACTGGTGTTTGCTGATGAAGCTCAGAATTTCACACTAAAAGAACTGACTACCTTAATCACTCGTATAGGAGAAAACAGTAAAATTATTATCGGAGGCGATTTTTTTCAAAGTGATATCAATGGAAAAAGTGGATTCAAGCCAATGTTCGACAAATTCGATGATGATGATTCAAAAGAAATGGGAATTCACACATTTTCGTTCAATGAGAGCGATATTGTGCGCAGTAAAATATTAAAATTCATTATTAAGAAGCTAGAAAGTGGAAATTAGTGTAATTACTTACTAATTTTGATATAATTGTAAGATGAGTCACATTTTTTGTTATAATTGTGGGGTTAAGATTGAATATAATTTTGCTAAACCTAATTTTTGTTCTAAATGCGGGACAAGTTTTGGAGGTCAGCAACAATCTCAAGCGGCTGTGGAGCAAGCTCCCAGTCAGACTAAAGCGTCTTTAGTTTCGGATGACGAAACTGATGCTGAGTTCGTACCGCAGCTGCGGAGGCTAGATGTAGAAATCGAAAAGCCTAAAACTTTTACTATTGGTTCTTTGGCGGGGCAGAACACTCCACCAGATTATAAGGGGAAGGGATCATACGATTTTGATGAATTCACTTCTAAGCCTTAATGTCAAAAAAGAAAAGATATGAAGACTATCAAGACCTCATAGATCGTGCAGTTAAGAAGCAAAAGTCAAGATGGCGTTTAGACGCTATAAAATGGTTTGACTTTGAGGATGTTGAGCAGGTAGTAAAATCTCATATAGCCCAGAAGTGGCATATGTGGGATCAGTCGCGCCCACTGGAGCCATGGCTTAGTCGTGTAATCACGAATCGCATGTGGAATCTTATAAGAAATCACTATGGTTCTTATATAAAGCCTTGTTCGACATGTATTTATGCAAGAGATGAGTTATGTGCTAAAACATTGAGTGGTAATCAAGATGTTTCGTGCAAAGATTATGCAAAATGGGCCAAGAAGAAAAAATTTGGGCTAGAATTGAAAACAGCATCTAGTTTGGATGATAATGAGAATGTGGTGAATGTTAAATGCAGTTCATATTTTGATTATGATGCTGACATAGATAAGCTTAATGATAAAATGCGCAAAAAACTTGGTGAAAAGCTTTATGAGGCATATTATATGTTATATTTTGAAGATTGTTCGGAAGAAGATGTTGCTAAGTATATGGGGTATAAATTGTCTGATACTAATCGTAAGATTGGCTACAGACAGGTAAAGAATCTCAAATGTAAATTTCAAAAGATTGCAATAAAAATTTTAAAACAAGATAAGGAGGAGTGATGGAATTAACACAAGAGCAAAAAGATTATATAAAAGCCAATGCCGCGAAAGTCTCTAATTTAAATGAGCTTACCCAAAAATGTTTTAGGGATGATGATTTGGACGGGCGGACGAAAGAGGGTCGGGCTGTGCGTAAATACTTATTAGAGAATAATATTGATTATAAAACAACCCGCCGCAAACCACAGGACAAAATCGAATTAAACGATTCTCAGAAAGACTTTATTATACAACAAGCCCAAGAAGGATTGTCGTCTTTGGAGATTGCCAAGCTTATATTCCCCCAAAAACAAGTAAAACCCTTAAGCAATGAGCAAAGAACGGTTTTGGCGCACATTAACGAGATCAATCCAGATTTCGTACCGTCTCAAGATTCCGCAGCCGTTAGCGACTACGTCCCGCCTAAAAGCCCGAGTCGAGTGTTAAAGAAAATCAATGATGCAACAGGATTAGGCTTAGAAGAAAACAAGCTTAACAGACAAAAGCAAATCTGTGTAGAAAAGCTTCAAATCAATCTTTCCAATAGTAGATTTTTAAAAATCATCAATAATTATCTTAACAGGCCAGACAGAGAGTTGTTCGAACAAGAATTTATTCGTTTGAGTTGGGACAAGCCCGATTTAACCGCTGACGAGCTGAATCTATACCTTAACGTATGTAAAGAGGTCATTAACTTGGAAGTTGTTTCTGCTCACCTTAACAAACTTAATGATATGTTTGACGTGGCTGATGACCAGACCGAAATGACCGTACGTCTTGCTGAGATCATAAAAGCAAAATCACAAGAATATCATCAATGTGAAACACGTATTGAGAATTTGACGAAAAAGCTACAAGGTGACCGTGCTGAGCGCATGAAGAAGAATCAAAAAGATAGTGCGTCATTTTTGGCTATCGTTCAGATGTTTCAAGAAGAGGAGGAGCGGAAAAACATGGTTCGCATGGCAGAAATGCAAAAAAAGCTAATTAAAGAAGAGGCTGAACGTATGGAGGGTATGGCTGAATGGAAAGCGCGAATTTTAGGTATTAGTAAAGACGATGCAATTTGAATGTAAAGAGTGTGACAAGGCGTTTGATACGCAACGTGGTCTGCATATGCATATCAAGAAGCACGATATGCTGCTTGGTGATTACTATGTCAAAAACTATCCACGTTTCGATAAGCTGACTGAAAAGCCTATCGAGTTCAAAAACGCAAGCCAGTACTTCTCTAGAGATTTCAACACAACCAGAAACATGAACCTCTGGTTTGAGAAAGCGCCCAAAGATGAGGTGAAAAAATATATTTTGGAGAAATTCAAAAAAAGGCTTAAAAAGAAAGACCTTAAACACGCTCCATCAAGCCTCTACCTGAAGACAGGCGATTGGCCCACGCTAGATGTCATAAAAAAGCTGTTCGGCGGTTACAACGCATTCTGTGGCCAAATAGGGGTAACTCCTGCTTATGGAGATAATATATGTAAAGAATTTTTTGAAGATTACAGTGATCAAGAGGTTTGGATAGACACGAGAGAGAACAAGCCTTTAAATTTTAAAAATCCTTATGTTTTTAAATTAGACTTTGGTGATTATACACTACCCCCAAAAAACTATACTCATACTCATGCAGAAAGAAAGTCATTCCAAGATTTTGCTGCTACTGTTACTAATGGTTATGCTAGGTTTATTCGGGAGATAGAAAGATGCCAGAGTTTGGGGTGTTTTTTATTTATTGTTGTTGAGGCTGATTATAATAAAATTTATAAAACAAATAGTGCTGCTTATAAGAAATTCAATATGGGTTTTGTATTTAGCAGAATGAGATCTATTGAAGCACAGTTTAGTGATTGTTGTCAATTTGTGTTTAGTGGATCGAGAAAAGACAGTGAGGCGTTAATACCCAAGATCCTCTGCTGTGGCAAGAAGCTATGGAATGTTGACTTGCAATATTTTTGGGAAAAAGAATTAGAAAAAAATGGCTTGGATAGAAGGCAACCAGAACCTGTACAAGAAGTTCAAAGAAGTAAACCAAGAAGTACTTTCCAGAGAAGGTTACATCGAAGAAGGAGAAGCTAGGCTTTTACTTTATAAATTCTTAAGAGATAATCCATCTTTTACTTGTGAGTTATTCACAGGTGTTAAGTTGTTTCCGTTTCAGCATATGGCTATTAAGTCAATGATGGAGACGGATTACTTTTTGGGTATATGGAGTCGAGGTATGAGTAAATCATTCTCTACTGCTGTGTTTGCCATCCTAGATGCTATAATGAATCAAGGTGTGCAGATTGGAATCATATCTAAATCGTTCCGTCAGTCCAAGATGATCTTTAAAAAGATTGAGGATATCGCTAAAAGCCCCAAAGCTGAGTTCTTATCTCAATGCATAACCAGAACATCTAAAATGAATGATGAATGGGTTATGGAGATAGGCAGAAGTAAAATTCTTGCTTTGCCTCTTGGTGATGGTGAGAAACTTCGTGGTTTCCGTTTCCAACGTATGATTATTGACGAGCTTCTCCTTATGCCTGAGAAAATCTTCAATGAGGTTATTATGCCGTTCCTTTCTGTTGTTGAGAACCCTACAGAGAGGCAAGAGATCTATGATCTAGAAACTCAGATGATCGCGGAAGGGGAAATGACCGAAGACGAAAGGACTAAATGGCCAAACAACAAAATTATTGGTTTATCATCCGCATCCTACAAGTTTGAGTATTTGTTTAAGCTTTATCAACAATATGAATCTTTAATCATCAATGAGAATAAACAAGATGGCGCTCATAGGGTTATTATGCATTTTAGTTATGATTGTGCGCCTCCACAGCTATATGATCAAAATTTGATTAACCAATCCAAATCAACAATGAGTCAATCTCAGTTTGATCGAGAGTTTGGCGCTGTATTCACTGATGATAGTTCTGGATACTTCAAAGTTAGTAAAATGGCTGCATGTACTCTTCCTGATGGTGAAGGGCAGTGTGTTGAGGTTGTTGGTGATCCCAGCTCCAAATATATCCTCGCATTTGACCCTTCTTGGTCCGAGAGTGAAAGCTCAGACGATTTTGCTATACTTTTGATAAAGATGCACCCAGAGACGCGAAAAGGCGTTGTAGTGCATAGCTACGCTGTTTCTGGGTCTAACCTGCAAACACACATTCGATATATGGCTTATCTGTTGACTCACTTCAATATTGAGATGGTGGTGGGTGACTACAACGGAGGTGTGCAATTTTTGAGCGCTTGTAAGGAAAGCGGTATATTTAAAAAATTAAATTTAAAAATAGATACAGTGGAGGCTGATTTAGATAACCCTAAAGATTATCCTAAAGGTATTAGACAGTTGAAGCGGTCAATAGATAAAAAATCTAGAAAATTTGTGTTTTTAAGAAAGCCTAGCTCCACATGGATTCGTTTTGCTAATGAAAGCTTGCAAGCCGCTTTTGATCATAAAAGGTTATACTTTGCTGGGTCCGCTATGGATGACAACTACAACATGCAAAGAAAGGCTAACATCCCTATTGAGAAAATAAAGTTTTTGAGAAATCAAGATGCTGAAGAAAAAAACAAAGCCGCAAAAATGATTGACTTTGTAGAGCATCAAAGAGATATGATGGATCTTATAAAAGTTCAATGCGCCTTAGTGCAAGTTACCACTTCGCCTCAAGGAACACAAAGTTTTGATTTACCTCCTAACCTTCGCAAACAGCGAGGCGCTGATAAAGCCCGAAAAGACTCCTATTCAGCCTTAGTCTTAGGTAACTGGGGTATGAATGTATATTTTGATATGTTAGACGATAAAGGCTCTGATATAACAGAAACATTCACCCCAATGTTTATTTCTTAACTTTTAAAAGTTAGAAAGTTACTTTTTGTGTAATATAATAATGCAATGGCTAGGAAGTATACGAAACGATCAGATTATTGGAATAAGTTCAACAAGAACAACAACTTGGGAGATTTAGCTATGAGCCAAGCTTCTCAAGAAGAATATGTGCCTGAATTACTAGGCGAATCATTTTACACCTCTGACGCTTCGTATAAAAAGGTTTCTACAGCTAGAGTCAATACTGCGGGAACTTCAGGTTCAGCTAGAGTCAACTCCGCAGCCTTAAGGAATACTATTGATAGGTTTTCTAGTATTCGTAAGGGTATGCTCCCTTATGAGTATGCTGCTGATGGCGTAAATGTTCGTGAGGGTATTGAGTTATGTCAAAAAGCTTACGCTAACGTATCAGTGTTCAGAAACGCTGTGGACGTTATGTCTGAGTTCGCAAACACAGAGATTTACTTAGAGGGTGGCACAAAAAAGAGTCGGGAGTTCTTTAATCAGTTCTTCAAGCGTATTAACCTTCAAAACCTTAAAGATCAATACTTCCGTGAGTATTACCGTAGTGGTAACATCTTTATCTATAGGTTTGATGGGGAGTTTGAGGTTGAGGATTATGCCCGACTTATGAATCAAGTTGGAGCCATTAACCCTTCAGCTAATAAGATTCCAGTTAAGTATGTATTACTAAATCCTTTCGATATTGTATCTAAGAGGGCTACGACATTTAATGTTGGGGCATATGAGAAAGTTTTATCTGAATATGAGCTTTCCCGCTTACAGAATCCAGCTACAGAGGAAGATAAATTAATTTATGATTCTCTTGACCCTGAGATGAAGAAGTTGATTAAAGATGGATCATATTACACAGATGGTATCAAGATTGAGTTAGACCCCAAGCGTCTTAGCTTTTCGTTTTATAAGAAACAAGATTATGAGCCATTTGCAGTGCCATTTGGATATCCAGTATTAGAAGATATCAATGCTAAGCTTGAATTAAAGAAAATGGATCAAGCCATTACCCGAACTGTTGAGAATGTTATTCTTCTCATCACTATGGGAGCTGAGCCAGAAAAAGGCGGTATTAACGCCAACAATATCAATGCCATGCAGAGTCTCTTCAAGAATGAGAGTGTTGGTCGGGTATTAGTTTCTGATTATACCACTAAAGCAGATTTTGTTATCCCAGATCTAAACAAAGTTCTTGGGCCAGCTAAATATCAGATTTTAAATGAAGATATTAAACAAGGTCTTCAAAATATTGTTGTTGGAGATGAAAAATATAATTCAACACAAGTTAAAGCCCAAATATTCATTGACCGCCTTAAAGAAGCTAGGAGTTGTTTCTTAAATGATTTCTTACAGAGGGAGATTAAGAGGATAGCTAATAGCTTAGGGTTTAAGTCGTATCCTACCGCTACTATGAAGGATATCGACATGCGCGATGAGACCCAGCTTATGCGTGTGTCTACTCGCCTCATGGAGCTTGGTATCCTTACCCCACAACAAGGTATGGAGATGTTCCATAATGGAAAGTTCCCAAATGCGGAAGATATCGCTCCCGCACAAACAGCCTTTATAGAACAAAGGAAAGAAGGCTTTTATAATCCAATTGTTGGCGGTATTCCAATGATTGAGCCTCAGATGGGTGAAGGTTCCGACGAACCCCAAACTGTAGATACTCCAAAATCTGCGGGAAGACCAAACGGGACAACAACAGTCGATAACGAAAAACTTACTAGACAAAACATCCAAGGTACTATTTATGCCGTGGAAGCATTTAATTCTTTAGCTAGAGAAAGAGCCGAGGAGAAGTTCGGTGGAGACCTTAATGAACAGCAAGAGGAGATGGTTAACAAGCTTTGTGAGTCGATTATTTGCGCCTCAAAGCAAAATGAATGGAATCAAACCCTTGAAGCTTGTATTGATAATTTCGAACTTATTGAAGAATTAAATGTTATGAATGAAGTTTTAAGTGTAGCTAATAAGCATAACTTAGAAGTTTACCCGTCAGCAATTTTATATCACAGTCATGAAAATTAATCCAGAAGACATTGAAGTGCCTCTTGAGAAAACTGTTAGTTTTAACAATGGGGAAGCGGAAGTATCAATCGCTAGCAAGTATAGTGGGTCAGAAGCAGGTTTATATAAATCTTATATGAGCATGTGCGCATCCGATGATAAAGCTCTTGTTAATACAGAAGGAATGGACAAAAAGCATACTTATGCAGCTTGTGGCGTTCAGTATGATAAGATGAGAGCTATGATGAATGAATATGGCGAGGGAGGACTTACTGATAAACAAAAGAAACTTCCACCCGCGATTCAGAAAGCTATTCTCGACAAGATGAAGAAGGATGGCAAGATTAGCAAGGAAGACTCTGAAGCTGCTGAAAAGAAACTTTTATCAAAAGATGATGAAAAAGAGCCTGATCCAAAAGGTGAAAAACTGGAGGTTAAGGAGAAAAAGTAAAATGCCTTATAAGTATACAACTACTTTTGAATCTGAAATTTTTGCTCATCAAGTTGATGATGAGTTCGTATCTAAGGCTTCATTAAGCGAGCTATCTTCTCTAGTCCCAAAAAACATTGACTTTGAGAAGAATGTAGACCTTCTAGGTGTATCATTTAATGCTGCTGTTGTTAATGTATTTAACAGAAACGGTGATGGTATTGATACCGCTACCGCTTTAAAGTATAACGATCAGTTTATACATAAGCCTACTAATATTGAACATAATAAAGATAAGATTGTGGGGCATATTGTCACTGCTGGTTTCAGTGAGTATGGCTCTAATAAGATTTTATCTAATCAAGAATTAGAAAATAAGAAAGATCCGTTTAATATAGCTTTGGGAGCTGTTGTCTATAAATCTGCAAATAAACAATTTGCGCAACTTATAGAGAGATCTACAGATCCTGAAGACGAATCTTATTATAAAAAAATATCTGCAAGTTGGGAGGTTGGTTTCTCTGATTATGTTTTGGCTGTGGGAAGCGATAAGCTTAACGAAGCCACAATTGTATCAGACCCTCATAAGATCAAAGAAATGAATGGTTTCTTAAAGGCTTATGGTGGTTCTGGTAAAACTGATAAAGGGGAACCTATCTATAGGTTGATTACTGGAAAAATATATCCTTTGGGTATAGGATTCACTTCTAATCCAGCTGCGGATGTAAAAGGTATCTATAAAGATCAAGAAGATAGTGATCAAGATAAATTTTCACAAAAAGATAAAAAAACTGTAACAAAAGAAAATAACATAGCTATGGAAAACATTGTTAATGAACTAAAGGAGATCCTCGTCGAGAAAAAAATCGGTGAGGAGACTGTAGCTTCCATGACTCAGACTTTTTCAGAGGCGATTCGCGAAAAGAACGAAGAGTTTTTGAAAGAGAAAGAGGCTCTTACGAGCGAGAAGGAAGCTGTTAAGAAGGAATATGAAGACCTTAAGGCTTCTGTAGCTGAGCTTGAAAGCAAGCTCAGTGAAGCTAATGAGCGGATTAACGGATTTGAAAACGAGAAGAAAGCTGAAGAAGCTGTCGCTCGTTTCAATTCTCGTATGGACGATCTTGATAACAAGTTCGACCTCGCTGATGAGGATCGTGAATTCCTTGCTAAAGAAGTGAAGTCTCTTGACGAGACTGAAGAAGCTTACGCTTCGTTCTCTGATAAGCTTGAAGTGCTTTGGAAGCATAAGAGCAAAGCTAATAAAGAAGCTTTCGAGGCTGAGATTCAGGCTCGTATTGATGAGGAAGTTGCTAAGCGTGTTGCTACAGCCTCTGCTGAAGTTGATGTCGAGGAAGCTCTTGACAATGCAAAGCAAATTGATGCTGACATCTCAAACAATAACGAGGCTCTTGCTTCTCAAGAAGAGAGTCTTGTTGACAAATTTAAAAAAGCGTTCTCCCGTGAGAACATTGAAATTTCTTAACTTAAACTAAAATAATACTATGGGACTTAAAATTCTTCCTTTTAGACAATATGACGAACATGATGTCGTCAATCTCTATCGTGTTGCCGATGGAATGGTACTCGATAGCACAACTGGAGCTGGTTCTGGCGATGCTGGAACTTTCGTGAAGGTTTCTGCTGGTGACTTCTCTGCTGACCCTGTTTCTTATGGAACTGACAGCTATCTTGGAAAAACTGATTATCCTTTTGTTGGACGTAATCAGTATCCAAAAGTAAGCCTTCAAGTTGAGCCAGCTGGAGCTGGAGATGTTCCTCTTGGGATCACTCTTCTTCAGACTGCTAAGAACGACGAGAACGGCGAGAAGCTTCTTTACAATCCTCAAAAAGCTGCTGAGCTTCAGGCCGCTCTCCCCGGAGAGGCTGTCCCTGTTGCTACTAAGGGTATCTTTACTATCGCTAGCGCTGCTTTCCAAGGTGATCTTGGTGGCGACCTTGCTATCGGAAGCGGGATTAAAGCTTCTACTGGTGGAACCGTAACTGGTTGCGCTCCTACTGATAGCGCATGTTTTGGAACCATTCTTGGAACTGGTAGCCGCACCACTCAGAATGGTGTTACCGATCAGTTTGATGGTGAGTACCTTGTCTTCAAATTCAACTAATATAGAAAGAATCAGATAAATGAAAATCACTTTAAAAAGAACTCCAGAACAAATCGAGTTGGTTAAAGCTATGGCTTCTCGTAACCGCACTGTCGCTTACGAAGCTCAAGTAGCTCTTGCTGAGTTTATTGGACCTGTGCTTGCAGAGGTCATCAATCAAGCTCCTACCCTTTCGAATCTTTTCACGACTCTTCAGTTTAACGCTGATGACAATCCTTCGATCCCTCTTGATCTCTATTATGACATCAACGACGAAGATTACATCAAGGTTTACAGCCAGTCTCATGCTGGTGGTCTTCCTACCAATCAGGTGCTTCCTACTGCATCTGAGATGAAAATTGCTACCTACGGTCTTGATACCGCTGTTAGCTTTGATCGTCGTTACGCTGCTAAGTCTCGCATGGACGTTGTCTCTAAGACCTTCACCCGTGCCGCTCAGGAAATTCTCGCTAAGCAAGAAACTACTTCTGCTAGCTTAGTTATGGGATCTCTCGCTGAAGCTACCACTAACAGCACTGACCACGTTTTTGAAAACGGTCATGGAAGCTTGAACTTCGTCCTTGACGATATCAACAAGCTTATGACTCGCGCTAAGCGTATTCAGGCTTCTTTCCTTGGTGGATCACCTGCTGGTGGAACCGCTAAAGGAATCACTGACCTGATTGTTTCTCCTGAAGTCGTCGAGAAGCTTCGCGCTATGGCTTACAACCCAATCAACACCTCTAACGGCCCTGCTGCTAGTGGTGGAACTGGGGCTGACGGTATTGCTGCTCCTGACGAGCTTCGTATGAGTGTTTACAGCAACGCTGGTCTCCCTGAGTTCTACGGCATTTCCATTATGGAGATTCTTGAGCTTGGAGCTGGCAAGAAGTTCACTAACGTGTTCGACACTGCTCAGACCTCTGGTGACGCTTCTACGGGCGCTCAGTTGTTCACCACTAACGACGATCTCGTTATTGGTATCGACCGCTCTCGCGAGTCTCTTATTCGCGCTGTTGCTGTTGACGAAGATTCTGGTGGTGAGTTTAACCTCATCGCTGATGATCAGTACAGCATTCGCCAACAGAAGATTGGATACTTCGGATCGCTTGAAGAGGGCCGCATGGTTCTTGACAACCGCGCTCTTGTCGGATGTATTGTTTCCGCCTAATATAAAACTCCACATTAAGAGTCGCTCCTACGGGGGCGGCTCTTTTTTTTGTTTATTTTTCTAGATAATGTGTATAATAGTATATGGACAATTTTGAGAACGTATCATTTGGTAATGGCCAAAACAACTATTTTGGCGCAGAAACTACAGCTGAGCTTAGGGAAAAGTTAGCTTCTTGTGGAAAAGCTGAACTAAGGGGGTTAGCTTCTAAAATCGGAATAAATCCAAATTATGACAAAGCTACATTGCGAGATGTGATCCTTAAAGAGTTTAGAGCTTATAAAGCTAAGAACTCACCTATCCCAGCCCCAAAACAAATGTTTGCTGAAGCTTCTGAAGAAATTCAAGACATGCTTAAATCTGTGGGTAAAGTAAATGCCGATGAGAAAGCCAAAAAGAAATGGGATAAAGATAAGAACCCCAAGAAAAAAGATAATTAATAGTGTAATATAAAGCATGAGTGTAATTAGCGATTTGGCATCTGATATCTTTACGGATGAATTTGATAGTGATACTGGTATTGCTACATCAGGTTCTATTCAAGCTTGGCTGGAAAACAACTTGGGCGAACTAAATAATTTGATCTATAAAGACTTTAGTGGGACAGGCGCTGATTTAGATACTGAGGCTCAGTCTATTCATAAGGAGCTTTATTTACATAGTTATTATAAAAAACAGTCTAGGAATGCACTGAGAGGGATAACGTCTTCAACTAGCGATAATAAGATACTATCTTTAAAGGACGGAGAATCGTCTGTGACGTTCGTTAACCGTAATGAGGTGTCCAAGGTCTATAGAGGTCTTGCAAACGATTCTAAGGCTAAACTAGACGATTTAGTGGCACGTTATAACATCTATGAGGCTAAACCTCAACAGGTGGGCGGAATTGATGGGGTGGTTTTGACTGGTAGCGACAATACTTAATATTAAATAAACGTTATACATAAAAAAGGGCGGTATTTCTACCGCCCTTTTTGTTTTAGATTAAGCTTTTATTTAAGCGCTGAATATTACGTCACTGTTAGAACCACTAACAAAAACTCCATTATCCAAATCGTTAGGACCACCAATAGATGTTATAAACGTCAAATCGACAGATTTGTTCGAACCGATTGATGATGAGAATGATTCGCTTTGAATTTGAGCGCCTTTAATCTCGTATTTCATAGCTGCGCCTCCTGCTTCGTTATTAAGAACCAAGGTTAAATTGTAACCAGATTCGTCATCAATAATATCGCTTAAATTCTTTGCTGTCAACTCGTTAACGACAGCGTTGACTGAAAGAGTGGCTTGAATTGGGAAATCAACAGCTCTAGCATAAGCGTATTTAGTGCCAAGTCTTTCTAGAGATGATCTAGAAAGAGGTATTGAAAGAGAAGCGCTTTGAATATGAACTGCATCAGCATCTAAATCAGGGGAAAGATCCACAATTGTGGAGCTATCTAAAGATGATATGTTTACGTTAATATCTCCGGGGCGAAGAGCAATAAGGCTTGAATCTCCACTAGTTGCTGCTGGAAGAGTTACAGAAGCTGTCTTAGCTGTGCCATTAGCTTGATCTACAGAAGGAAGAGTTGTAGAGCCTCCCGCTGTAGAATTGATATTTGCAGCTTCAAACGATACAGATACAGTCGGGAGCGAACCAACGGAAAGATCTAAGGTGTAATCGGTGAGGTAAGTATTACCAATACCAATAACATCATGTGTGCTAGCAAGGGTTACACCTGTTGCGTCAACACCTTCTCCAACAGTTGAGATGTAAAAGTTCCGACCTGAACCATCAGCTAAATGCCCTGAAATGAAAGACCCTGACGTTGCGTTAGTTCCAGTTCCGACATAAAATCCTAAAGCTCTCTCGTTGAATCCATCCGTAAGCAAATAAGATGTGTCCATAGATACTGTAGGGGCTTCAAGAACCATAGATCCAACTTTTCCAAGTTGTCCAAATTGGTTAACATCTTGACGAGAGATATTAAAGCTGTAGTTGGCAGATTGAACACGCTCTAAAGATTCATGTTTAACTGCCGATGTAGACTCAGCGTCCTCACTGACGTAAAGCGCTTCCGATTGATAAATTACTCTATTTCTGGCCATAATAAGTTATTTTTTAATGTTTACAATATTTTTGATGTTTTATGAAATTAAGAAAATCTAAATCTATGAATCTTTAGGTCAAAATCAATAAATCCGACATAAAGATCATTAGCTAAAGACTTTCTTGCTTTGTCTGTTAGTTTTGAAGTAGTCACATTGTCTACTAAAAAGGGTTTGTTGCTATTATACGCACTGGATAGCGTATCGTAGGAATAGGAGCCTCCTTTTAGGTCTCCGTATTCGTTGACGGGATGTCCACTCATAGGTATTGGATAAAATACTTCATTATGAGAATCCCCGAAAATTGATAAGACTCCATCTAGTTTATATGGATCGTCTGAGAGAACCACAGCATTAGCTCTTACTGTGGTGGACTCTTCCCCGCCAAATGCAAGACCTTCATTCTGCATTGTCGCGGTTGATAAGAAAATTGCTGGAACTACTTGATCATATGGGGCGATTCCAGATTCATTGTATGTTGGGATTCTGGAATTTAGTTCATATTTGTTTTCCACAACCAAGTCATCTTCTGTTTCGTTTGTGAAATAGATGTTGAAGTCTTTAACTGCGAAAGTTCCTGTGATTGTTGAATCTGATGTGTAATTAGAGCCTGTTTCTACAATGCGCCCATTATCATAATCAATATAATGAGAATCACCCGCAATACCTGTTGGCAATGTTACTCCTGAGATAGAAGAATCAGTTACAAATTGTTTGTATGGGCTAGAGAATGAGACGTAAGAATCATCCAAGAAACCATCTGGGGTGTGGTAGAAAGTTCCAGTTTGATTTGAGTAAGCCTCACCTTTTTCCAACAAAAAGTGATCGAACCAGAGCATAAACGAATTGGTTAGCGTATGTACAAATTGTTCTTTCATTTGATGTTATTAAATTGTTTTTTATATTTATTTATTAAGGCTGATATGTAGCTTGTGTTTTGGAATCTACCTGATCTAACCTTCCTTTTTGTTTGTATAGCTTTGCCTGAGCGACCATTCTCTTTTCTGAGTAAGTAGCCAAGACCTGATATACCCGTCTCTATTCCTCTTGCCCAACTCCTTCCTGAAGCCCATGGCATTGGAGTCGCCTTGAAAATTTCAGCAGCTTCAGGGATGTTTATATAATACTTTACCCCAATTTTAGCTTCTCCTGAATAATTATAATTCATATTTTCGAACATTTGCAATATAGGCTCAATTGGTTTGTCCGAAGCATCGAATCCAATAAAAGCAAAAAGATTTGAAATCCCGCCCAAAGTCCCACTTATATTGGTGCTACTAGGTCCAGCCATAATCTCCATAGTTACAGGATGACTGAGGAATTCTTTGATCATGTCAGATTTGACCTTAAGAAACTTTTTCTTAAAATCTTTTTCGAATGGTCTTTTTAAAGCTTTTGGGGCTTGTTTCTCTAAGACCGCTTGGACATCTCTAGGTAAACGAGCCATTATTCGTCAGTTGGGGTGAGTAAGAAAGTGTAAAATTTATTTGTGGTTAAACCACGAGGTTCGCCATCGCTTTTGATTGCGAAGCGAATACCATCAAGCTCAACCCTTCTGGCTTCTTGAAGAAATTCATACGCATCACTTTTTACAACAATTTTTACAGAGCCACTAGGAAGAATGATTTTATTCTGGGTTCCTTGTTGATTCTCATTATTAGATAAATACTCCTCTTCCATATTGATGTAATAAACTCTAGCCTCAAAAGATTGGGACTCTGTTGTATATTCAATATTTGATTTTGAGCCTGTATTGGTTCTGCCGTAGATATTGTTATATCTTGAGTTGGTAGAGATTACAGTTCTTTTGGAGTTCTTGAAAACAGTGATAGTTTGCGCGAAAGTCTCATGCAATGTATCATACATTGTATTGATTGTAGACTCCATATTAGATGATAAAAATCCAGCCATGTAGATAATTACACATTTTTTCTTATAATAACTTGGATAAAGGATGAATGCCAAAAAAAATTTAAATAAAAAGTCTGGGGATGAAGTATCTTCATTGTTCAAGATGATGTTGATTATGGTTGAAGATATGAAGAAAGACCATGATTTTCACTATCAAAAATTATATGAGGGAATACCTGAAAAATACCACCCAGTAATTAAGGCGGCTGATCATTTTACCCCAGATAAAGTGTCTTGGATTAGGAAAAGGATTTTGGACTTTGGCAACGAAAGCTTGCGTAATGTACAAAATGAAATAGAAAATTACAAGGTTGAATTTATATTTAAATAGGAATATGGAATTAAAATTATTATACCAATTTACGGTTGATGAAGAAAAAGAGGTTGAAAAAGAAACCTCTAGGAAAAATCGTAAGACTGGAGAGGTAACTATTACAAAGAAAAAGGTAAAAGAAAAAGTACCTGTTGAGGTAAAAATCAAAAAACCTTCTCGCCGCGAGTTAGAAGACGCTGAACTTCAATACACTATCGAAATGAGCAAGTGTGTTAAGCAGGGTATTCTCACCAAAGCGATGCTTGCAAAAAAATACGGTGATACTGGAGGGGCTTTTACTGAGGAAGGTCAAAAAGAGTATGGTAAGCTATACACGCAGATTTTAGAATTTCAGAATGAATATATCAAACTTGATTCAGCCACAAAACTCGACGAAAAACAAAAAAAGAGGCTAGAATTCCTTAAGGAAGAGATTGCCCGAGTAAAAAGAGATCTGGTTGAAGTAGAGTCAAATCTACAAGGTTTATTTGAACACACTGCCGATGTTAGAGCGCAAAACAAACTCTTGCTGTGGTATGCTCTTCATTTAACCTTTATCCAAAGGGAAGAAGATGAGGAGCCTATCCAGTATTTCAAAGGAGCAGACTATGATGAAAAGCTTGAAGATTATTACGATAAAGAAGAAGAGGCTTCTGAACTTTATCAGCAAGTAATTAAACAAGTTTCGACAACTCTAGCCTTCTGGTTCTATAACCAAGCTTCAACCCAAAAGGAGTTTGAAGATATTATGGATAAAGTAGAAAAGGGTGAGTTATAGTGACGAATTTTATACTTCCCTAATAGGGGAGATATTTGACGGATACAGCGTCTCGACTTTCGAAGGTCGAGACGTATTCGTTAAACACATAAATATAAGAGACCAAAAATACATACACTCTTATTATGAAAAGTATAAGAATATAGCTTTATCTAAAGGTATTGATTCTCAAGAGGAAAGAGAAGCTTATATTAAAAAAGAAGATCTGTGGGAGGAGTCTGATGATATGAAGATATTGACTCTCACAGAAGAGGTTAAAAACCTTAAAAAGACAAAAGAATCTGTATTCTTACCTTCTCAAAAACAATCTTTTCAAAAAACTATCGAAGAAAAGTGTGTTGAGCTATATGATTTAAATCATAAAAAAGCTGAGATTGTAGGCTTAACTGCGGAAGGTTACGCTTCAAAGAGATCTAATGATGAAATGCTTAGGTTTTGCATCTTTAAAGATTCGGATCTTAGTGAGAATCTACACACTGAAGAGCAGTTTTCTGATTTAGAGGTGAGAGATGTTATATTGTTGAATAAAATTATGACAGATGTTTCTGGGAAAATGTCTGAAGATAATATCAAACACGCTGTCTTGAGGCCATTTTTTGGAATGTACATATCAAACTGCGAAAATATTAGTGATTTTTATGGCAAACCTGTAATTGAACTATCTGCTTATCAAATGAAAGTTGCTATGTATGCGCGGGTCTTCCATAGCATATTCCAATACACTGAAGATATCCCAGATAATATTAAAGAAGATCCAGATAAATTGATGGCTTACTCTGAAAGTCAGAGAAATAAAGACTCCAATAAAGGTGGTTTGAGAGATGATGCGGACGCTTCAGCTGTCTTTGGCGCGACTAAAGAAGATATGGATACCGTAGCTAAAGATTCTAAATCTATATCTCTGTCAGAAGCAGCAAAAGAGGCTGGAGGCAAGCTAGACATGAAACAAATGATGAGATTAGCAGGTCATGATGTGTAATATTAGTGTATATACACATAAAGGAACAAGATCATGCCTATTCAAGTACCAGTCGTCCAAACAGGTTTAGAACAAAGTATTCAACAAGCAGCTGCCAAAGCTGGTAAGAATCTTAGAATTAATATGGGTCCGGGGGCCAAGAGTATTGAGTCTCTATCAAAACCTCTGGGTCGTTTAACTGGTAAAGCTGATGAATTCACTAAATCCATGGAGGCTGCTAACGCCCGTGTTTTGGCATTTGGTGCGTCTGTAGGTGTTATCGCTGCTGTTTCGAGGGGTCTTCAGGAGTTAGTTAAAACAACTATTGAGGTTGAAAAAAGCCTAACTAATATTAACTCCATTCTTAAACAATCAGAATCTCAGCTTGATAGTTTTAAAAATCAAATTTTTGACATCGCTAGAAATACAGGTCAAACTTTTGATACCGTAGCAGAAGCAGCATTGGAACTTTCTCGTCAAGGTCTTAAAGCTGAAGAAGTTACTAAAAGACTTAATGATGCGCTTGTTCTCTCTCGACTTTCTGGTTTAAGTGCGGCTGATTCTGTAGCTGGTTTAACAGCAGCTGTTAACTCATTTTCTTCTGCTGGTCTTACAACTACTGAGGTTCTCAACAAGATTTCTGCTGCTGCTGCAAGTGCTGCTGTTTCTGATAGAGATTTGATCGAGGGTCTGAAGCGTTCAGGAGCGGTTGCTGTTGCGTCTGGTGTTCAGTTTGATGAGCTTATTGGTATTATTAGTGCGCTTCAAGAAAGAACTGCACGAGGTGGAGCTGTTATTGGTAACTCTCTCAAGACTATTTTTACCAGAATTCAAGATTTAGATAAACTTCAGTCACTCCAAAAATTAGGTGTAGAGGTAACCGATTTAGAGGGGAAAGTATTATCTTCTAATAAAATTATAGAAAATCTAGCGCCAACATTCGCCAAGCTAGATCAAGCAACGAAAGTTAACTTGGCTGATAACCTTGTTGGTAAATTTCAGATTGCCCCTTTCCTTGCCCTTCTGGAAGATTACAACTTAAAAGTCTCTAGAAGTGGGGAGGTGGCAGCGACTTCATTTAATGCTACAAACGAAGCTTATCAACGTAACGAAGCGCTGTCTAAAACTTTAGCTAACGCTGTAAATGTAGCAACTGTTAATTTAAAAGAGTTAGCGAATACTCTAGGTGAGATAGGAGTAACTGATAGCTTAAAGAATATTATTGGTGTTTTTAATAGTATTGTTTCTAGTATACAAGATGTTTTAGATGGTGATGGAATAGGATCTCAATTTGCTAAAGGATTAATCAAAGGGATTAGCACTATAATTAGTGGTCCGGGATTAGCTTTAGCTTTAGTGGCTATTGGAAAACTTCTTTTAGATTTTGCTAAGTTTGGAGCTGGAGCATTAAAAACTTTCTTTGGTTTAAATAAAGCTGCCGAAGCTCAGAAAAACTTACAGGGCCAGATAGCTGCATCCCTATTGAATGATAAGGGTATTCGATCTGCTATCTTGTCGATTGAAAAACAGAATATTTCAGAAGGAGAGAAGAAGAAGCTCCAGACCCAGTTCTTTACTAAAGCTTTGAATGAACAGTTGATGGTCATGCAAAAGATGCAGGGTATCGCTAGAACTATCGCTCCCGGTGTCATGGCTGGAACTGCTTCAAGGCGAGGCAAAAGAGCTGCTGGGGGATTCTTGCCTATTGGCGCGGAAAGTTCTGATATTTCCAGAGGAGTAGGTGGCGCACCCGCTTCTGCAAAACCTGTTGTCATTCCTAACTTTGCATTTGGCGGAGGTAAGCGTGGAACAATGGTCGCTAATGATAGTGAGTATATTGTTCCTAATTATGCTAATGGTGGAGATGCGATCTTTAATCAAAATATGGCTTCTTCAATAGGTCTTCCTGCTAATGCTAGGAGGGTGAGGGCTGCTAGTGGGTATATCCCCAATTTTGCAACCGTGTCAGACTTGTTAAAAAGACCCGAGAACTTCATAAAACCTGATGGCTCCTTCACATCAAACAGTGCTAGGGATGCTTATAATAAATCAACAGGAGAAAATAGAAAAAAGATAGACGCATACAGAAATAGAAACAAAGGTAAAAGATCTTACATGGCTAACCAACAGCCTAACAAATCCATCATGCTCATCCCACAGCCGATGGAGTTCGGCATGAATCTGTCTGATCATCATTTTAAGAAACAACCGTATGGGTCTAAAATGAACGGGCTAATTGATTTCTTTGAAGGTCCAGCGGCTGGAATTTCTAAAAAATTAAAAAAAGGAACTTCAGCGGGTAAGAAATTTAGTAAATTACTAACTTTAGATGAAGACATACAGAAAGCTATAGCTACAGGAGTTAATACCGTATTTAGTGACTTTAAGGATGCCTCTGGACACCCAAATGTTTTTAAGACTGAGCCAAAACAGATTACAGCCAGTAATGTTAAAGATATAATGGAGAAGGGTGGCCCGGGCGCACTTGGAGCTATTAAAGGCGCAACTTTCGAAGCTTTAATGCAAGCTATTGTTGGAGGAGTAGCTCAGGAAGGGGGTGAACTTGATGTAGATTTCTCAAAAGATAAAGGTAATATTCTTGATTTAATCTTTGGCATCGAAAGTAAAAACTTTAAATTTGGAGATTTCAAATCCAGCCTTGATTCAAAAGATAAATTTGCTAGACAAGTTATTGATAACGTTAAAGGCAAGGTCATAACAGGTGCAAAAACTAAAACAGTTAATAGTAAAACTGCTGCCTCTGGTTATATACCTAACTTCGCTGAAGGTGCTTTAGAAGACGCTATCGGTAGAGAAAAAGCCGCTGGTTTACCAGTTAGCCAAATTAGAATCAATCAAAGCGGCAAACTCCGCAACGCCCAAAATCCAATGGGTCTTGCTGTCACGAATACCCGTGATGAACCTACTGGAGCGATTCCTAATTATGCTAAAGAGGATACAGGTCAAGCTGTAGACGGTTTGACTAATAAACTTTTCGCTTTGCAATCTGTAATGTTCTTATTCCAAAGTGGAGTGGGAGAGATGGCTGAAGAATCTTCGGGAGCCGCTAAGGTTATGGCTGAAGTGAGTCAAGCCGCTACACAAGCTGTTATGGCTCTTACAGCTATTCAAGCTGTTGGGGGGATAAGCGGTTTGAAATCTCTTGGTGGTAAGATTGGAGGGTTATCAACTAAAGGGAGAGATATAATGAGTGCTAACTTGAAAAGCGCTCGCGGTGGGTTTGGAAGTGTTAAAAGGGGTATTTTGGGCGCAACACCTTCGGGAACAATTAGGGGTGGCTTAAAAGCGGGTTTTGGAGGCACTCTTAGAGCTGTTGGTGGCGCTTTACTTCGTTTTGCTGGACCCGTTGGTATTGCGGCTACAGCAGCTACTTTATTGGCTAAAGGTTTCACTATGGGTTATGATAAGTTTTTCGGAACCGCAGACTCGATAGAAACAGCTGGTAAACTCATTGAGAATTCCGCTAAGAGAGCAGCTGAAGAGTTAAACAAGTTAAAAGTAGATGAGAATGTAAAAAAAGATTTAAAAGCTCAATCTTCTGGTATAGCCAATCAACTAACTATTGAATTTTTAAAAGATGTTGAATTAGAAGGGTATTCAGACGAAGAACAAGTTGAAAATATTAAAAAATCTATGGAGCAGCTTCTTTTACGGGGTGGAGATACTTCAGATCTAAAGTTTCGATTACAGAATTTGACAGCGAACAGAAATAGAAAGAGTGGTTTTGGGGGTCAGTTTGCTGTGCCTCAAGAAATGATAGATGATTTTATAGCAGAGAATACCACAAAAGGAAAATCTTTACAAAAGCGGCTAAGCTCATTTAAAGGGGGCATAACTGATAAACAAGTTCAAGACGAACTAGAGTTTAGAAGGCTTGGGTCAAAGATACAAAAAGAGGGCGGTATTTCTGTCGAAGAGGCGCGTAAAAGAGGTAGCATAAGAGGCGATTTTTTAAAATCAGCTAAAAATGCAGATATAAGTTCTGTTCTAGCTTTAGCAGCTTTAGAGCAAAAAATAAATGAAGCCGCAGAGAAGCGAACTAAAATAGATAGCATTAATTTAGCTAACGCAAAAGCTAGACTGGGAACCGCTATAGAGATTAGAAAAGAAAATCTTAAAACACTTACCGACACAGATAAGCAGATTATGAGAGCTGAGGCTTTAGGAGGCATAGATGATAATGCTCTATTAGCTTTAAAACAGAAAGCCGAGCAGCAAAAACTTTTAAATGATTTGGCTAGTAAAAACTTAGATTTTATAGGTGAACAGAGAGAAGAGTTAACCAGATTGAAACTCGAAGATGAACAAATCCAAAATATAGAAAAGGAAATTTTAAATATCAGCACTGAAGATCTTGCCAAGAAAGGTAAAGTCTTAGATATAGTAAAGAAAATTTATAATACTAATGGTTTAAATGATGAGGTAGGTAAAAGCCTTATGGAAAGTCTCAGGATACAACTCGACCAAAATGAAGGTATATTTGAGGCTTCTTCAAAGACGTTAAAAAACAGGCAAGACGAGACCGCAGAGCTAACCAAGCAAAAACAATTAATAAAAGAAATAGAAGCGGAAAGAGCTTTGACTGCTCAAACAATTCAGTTTGGAAAGAAAAACGTTAGTGCTGAAGAAAGATCTAGAATCCAAGCTCAATTGAGATCTTTGGGGAGGCAAAAAGAGGAAGCTAACCAGCTTGGCCGACAAGGGAGGGTGCAGGATTTAAATAACCAAATTGCTGCGTTACAGCAATCTTTGGCGCGTATCAGCGGGGGTGAAGGACAAACTGGTATTGATGCCAGAGCTAGGACTATAGATTTTCCAAAATCTATCCAAAACATGTTTCCAGATAAAATCTCAACTTTAAAAGATCCTAACGTGGATGCTATGCAGACTGTGAGGGACATAACAAGAGAGGCTTTTAATATAATTGGAATCGGGGTGGTGGAAGAGGAGTATAATAGATTTAAAAAGACTGTTAACGATTTAGAGCAAGAAATACAAGAAAATACAAGAGCAGAAAAAGACGGTGTCGATGCTGCTAAAAATCAAGAATTGTCACTTTCCGAACTAGCTAAAATTAATGAGACTCTCTCTAAAAATTTAGCTCCATTTTCTCGATCTGAATCTGCTAGTGCTAATCGTCTTGCAATAGCGCAGCGTATAGTAGAAGAAGATCCGACAAAAACAAAAAGTTTACCACTAGAGATTAGAAGGCTTGAGATGGAGAGGGGGGTTTTTGACAGAATGGGCGAAGCAATACCCACGGCACTTGAAAATTCAAACGAATTAAACGAAAGTTTAAAGGATGCATCTCTCTCTTTCGCTCATAATATTGGAAACGCAATGTTAGACGCAATCCAAAAAGGAGAAAATCTTGGTGATGTCTTACTTGGTACTGCGGCAGAGTTCTTAAACTTAATAAGTCGTGCGTTCATGAAAAGCGCTGTTAATGATATTTTAGATAGTTTTGGGGTCGGGAAACAAGGTGGGGGGCCAATCCGTGGAGGTTCAGGCACTAAAGATGACGTTCCAGCTATGCTTATGGGTGGTGAGTTCGTCATGAATAAGAAAGCTGTCAGGAAATACGGTATGGGTTTCATGTCCGCATTAAATAATGGTTCTCTTCAAGGTTTTGCATCTGGAGGTCAAGTCAAAGATCGCGAAGGAATGTTCACCACCCCGGGCATGAATGGAGCTGGAGCGATTAAGGGCGCAGCAAATCTACTTTCTTTTGCTACTCAAACCCCAGTAGCCCTGAACAGAGATACCATTACTAGTAGTGGAGCTTTCCTTGATGCTGAGAGTGGAAGAATGACTATGTTTGGAAGAAGGAATAATCCTCAATTCCAGAAGGTCCAAGATGCTAAGCGTCAGGCTTTTGATTTATACGCTAGTGAAATGAACGCTAGGCAGCAAGCTAAAGAGCAAGAAAAAGCCAATAAAAAAGCTTTAATAGATGGTCTAAAAAGTGCAGCTATATCGGCTGGTGTTGGCGCTCTCATAAAGACTATGGGTGCTGGATTTAAGGCTGGGTTCTCAGGTACAGAAGGGTCATTTGGAGCTAAGCTTGGAGCTGGATTGAAAGGTACTATTTTTGGCGGTAATGAATTTGGAGGGGAAACTTTTGGGGGCTTAAAGAATTTATTCAGCAATAGAAGGTTTGATAGTGGGATACCTCAAGCTACGCCTGTCACATCAATACCTCAAGCTACGCCTTTCACACCAAAAAGTTCATCTGCCAGAACAACAATAATTCGTAGTGGCGGGATGGATCGTGATATGGGTGATCTGTTTAGTGAAGATGGGGACATAAGGGGAAGTTATCCTATGTTACCTCTCCTTAGAGCTACAGGAGGGTTAATTCCTGCCGCTGGTGGAGTTGATACAGTACCTGCAATGCTTTCTGGTGGAGAGTTCGTAATGAACGCCGCTGCCACAAGAAATATCGGAGCAGGTAACCTACAAGCTCTTAACTCTGGAGCAGGGGTTGACAATACTGATTTAGTTTCAAAGTTAGATGAGTTAATTTTAGCTACTGAAGCATCTCAATCTACAGGGGAAATTAATATTACCGTTAATGGGTCTAATGGTACAGACACTCAAACTTCAGGACAAGATGCTACAGATCAACAGAGACAACTTTCTGAAAGGATTAAAGTTGCTGTTAAGCAGGTAATCGCTGATGAGCAAAGATTAGGAGGACAACTTAGAAGATAATGTTTGGATCAAGATTAAATGACGAAGTAAATATCAACATAGCTGGATCAGAGTTATCTGGTATCAGCTCTGTAGATTTCTCATACTCCAACACCGCAAACATTCTTAAACCTTTAGGATCTAAGAAGGGTTTAACTACTGTTGGTGGTGGGACACAGCAGAAAGTTTCTATTAGTAGGCATCTGATTTATGATGATCCTGTTTTAGATTATACTGGCGCTAGTAGTATCACTGGTAACATTCGCTATAATAATTTATCTTATAGTTTTTCTAGTGGTTATTTAACTAATTATTCTGTTAATTGTGCTGTTGGGTCTGTTCCAAAAGTTAATGCTTCTCTTATTGTTTTGGATGAATTAACTAGCTCTAGTCAGGAGTCTAGTGAGGTTGGTAGCTCAATAAGTAATATTTATATTCCATCTCAGGGGTCTATCAGTATAACATGCGACAACTCCACAACAAATAGAGTCATTGGTTTTGATTATTCAATTACAGCTAATAGAAAGCCTCATTTCTCTATTGGTCAAGAGAGCGCTGTTGATATAGAATTGATACCCCCATTAGAATATGCAGTTCAGGTTCAAATTGAAGTCGATGAGGCTCAACCTCAAGACGCTTTCAATTTTTTAACTAATAGAGAAAATAAAACATTATCTTTTGATATAGATGGTCGGGGTGGGGATGATATTCAAGCTCTTACTGTCCCTAATGCTACATTAGTGAGTGAGTCTTTATCTGCTTCTGATAATGGTTCTGCGGTTTTAAATTTAAATTATATTGGTCATGGCTTCTGATTTATTTTATAATAGAGATTCAAACATTTCTGGGGTAACAATTGAGACTGATTATGCAGATCTCAATCTAACTCCTGTTTATGGTTCGAAGGCATCTTTTAAATCAAAAAACTTTACTTATGAAGTTGATGACTTTCAGATAAATTCTATTCCATCTTCACTCAATAGTTTAATGGCTGAATATCAAGTTAGATATGATGTCAATGAAACCAATGCCCAAAAAATAGCTGCATTTATTGAGAGTAAGAATGGTAATCAATTATTTGAATTTAATATTGATAATAGCGGCATTTATAAATCTTTATCTGGGGTCTCAGATAATTATGGTATCAATCATATGAATAATCAGCACTATGAAGTTGCTGTTTCTTATTCTGTAGATGAAGCGCCAAATCTATTTAATTGGTCTGGGATGAATTTTGTTAATTTAAATGTCCCCACATTTGACTCATCATCAGAATATGAAAAATATGATGTGGTGTACATGAATAATAATACTAATAAATTAAATAATTTTTATTATTGCACTGGGGATCATGCGTCTTCAGCAGAGTACTCCCCAACGGGGTCTTCTTCATTTTGGACTCAAGATTTTTTCTTTAAGCCTGATATTGGTTTCCAGAACGATGTAAAGCTAAAGAATGAGGTTCTTGAATTTAAAAACTCATTTAAACAAAGAATCAAAACAAAAGATAACAACGCTTCATTCCCAGTTAATTATACTTTTACAGATATTAGTGATAAGCAGCTAAAATGTATGCTACATTTCTTAGAGAATAAGGCTGGATACAGAAGGTTTAGACATGATATAGAATCTGTTTATAATAGACCAAAAGTTATGTATTGTCCAGAATGGGATCATACGTGGAAGTTTTATAATGCACATGATTTAAATGTGGCATTAGTAGAAGATGTTTTAGGTGTAATCCCAACAGGAAGTTGATATGGCTAGAGATATTTTAAAGAGCAACAATGCGCTAGTGATTATTGGTCAGAGACCAGCATTCACAACTGGTGATAGATTTGGAAACGACATGAGTGGCGCTTGCATGAGCGCTGTTCAAAGCGTGTCAGTTGGCTTTTCCCAACAAAGACAAAAGTCCAAACAAATTGGATCTAAAGGTCTGGCCGTTAATGACATAACTAGAATGCCAGACGTTGATTTATCTATCAGCTATTACTACACCCCAGCGATGCTTAATGAAAATATGTTGGGGCTTGTTGATTCAAACCCATCTTATGATGGTACTGGTTTTTTCAAGGGTTACACTAATGAGGATCAAAATTTTTACATAGCAAATCATCCTGATCAAGGGTCAGATATGATTGAAAATGATGATCTATCTTTTAATTTGTCGAGCGATAATATCTCTGAAGTCATTTCTATAGGAAATGCATTCTTAACTAATTACTCTTTGGGTTTTTCGATAGGATCTTTGCCTGTGGTATCTACCTCATATAAATGCTCCAACATTAATACTCAAATAGCTTCTTCAGCTGAGTATGAGATACCAGCAATTAATCTCAATTCAGGTAACAATAGTAACGTTGGAGAGGTGAAACTAGTTGACGCTAGTATTAGTGGTTTTGATTATTACAGTAACATCAATAGATTCAAGCCGCCATTATGCTCACCTACAGATGTTAATGTGACATTGCAGAATTTGCAGATTGGCGGTGCGCCTATCAGTGGTGACGCTCACCTACAATCATTCTCGTTCAACATCCCAATCAATAGAGTGGATCTGTTTGGTTTGGGGAGCGACTATCCATATGGAAGGAAGATTCAATACCCAATTACCTCATCTGTTAACCTAGAGTTTTTAGTGTCTGGTTTTGCTACAGGAGAGATTGCATCTTTGATTACTAGTGAGTCTGGATACAACTTTGATATTCAAGTCATGGATACTGGAGAAGAATATCAGAATACATTTTCGTTTGAGGATCTTAAGTTGGAAAGCTCATCCTATCAGATGGGTGTTAATGATCAAATGACTTATTCTTTAGGATTTAGCTTTGAGATAACCAATTAAAATTATGGGCTTAAAAATTAAAAATAGTAAAAATATCGTTACAGATCAATTGGTTTTAAATTTGGATGCTTCCGATAAGCTGTCTTATTCTGGAAGTGGATCGACTTGGTATGACAGAAGTAGCCAAGGCAATAATGGAACTATAGTTAATGCTTCATTTAGTGATAATTCTATTGTTTTTGATGGTACGGAGGATAGAGTTAGCACTAATTATGGTTCAGGAAAAAACCCAACAACTCAAGATTTAACTTATGAAGTTTGGGCTAAAAAATCTGGAACGAGTGACAATGAGTTTTTATTCTTTAATAGCCAATGGGTTGACAGTAGAAGAGTTTACGCTGGGTATCATAACGGGAAATTAGCTTGGGGAATCCAAGATAGATCTTGGAATGTAAATGACACAGATTTTTCCATAACAAGCAATGTGTGGTTTCATACAGTTTTGACTTTTAGCGGATCTTCAGCTAAATTATACGCAAATTCTGAATTAAAAGATACCGATACGATAACCAGTTTTGAATTTTCTCACGATCTAGTTATAGGTAGCGCTAGAATTTATGCAACACCATACGATTGGACAGGAAATATTGCAAGCTTTAGGGTATATGAGAAAGCTCTTACGCAAGCAGAGATCCTTCAAAACTACAATGCTACCAAAGGTAGGTTTGGTCTTTAATCATAATCAATCTTAACATTCTTGCTCTCGTAAGTCTGTTTCTTCTCTGCTATATGCCGCTGACCATTTCTCTTAGCAGCATAATCATCAAAGTATTTTTTCTTAATAGGATCTACTCCTCCAGATTTTTCTGCTCGTCTTGCGCTCATTTCTGATGAATAGTCAAGCATATCACCCATAGTACCCTTCTTTGCTCCTGTGCTGTCCGTGAACTGCCTTTGGCTAAACGGATCAATGTTGGAGTCGATAGAGGCGTTAGGCGCGTAGAATACCCTCTGCCACTCAACACCAAAATCATCTATATAAATATGTTCTTCGTCCATAGATTGGAAAAGATCTTTATGTTCATCTGTTTCTGGGTGCTTATAAGTATATAAAGGCATAATTTATTATAAATAAAAACGGGGGCGTTTCCACCCCCGTTATTTTAATTGACTTTAATTTTGGTTGGTTTCGATCTTCCCTTTTTAGGTAGGTCTATAATCAGCAATCCATTATCCATTTCACAGGTAATAGATTCTGTTTCGACCTTTTTAAAAAGTTGAACAGAGAAAGTTTTCTTTCGACCTTCTGGATTAGTCTTAATTGTGAGCCTATCTTCAGTAGCTTCAATATCAACATCCTCTTTCGAGAATCCAGCGAGTTCCACTTTCAGTTCAAAGGAATCTCCTTTATCTTTAACATAATTTTGGTTATTAAAACCATAGTCATTAAACAAGTCGTACAATAATGTATCAATCATACAAACTCTTTAACACTTCTTATGCCAGATCGAAATCCTTGGAAATACGGGCTAAAATGACATCCACAGTGTTCTCATAAGTCAACTTGTCTGCTAACTTTCGTCCTTCTGTGTTAACTTGTCCCACTTTCTTTTCAGCTTGTTCCATAGCATTGATTACATCCTCTTCATTCCAATCATAGAAAGTTCCTTGATTGAAAGGCGAACCTTTTTTAAAGAAGACTTCATCATAACAGTCTACTTCTCCTGAAGGTTCGACGAGGATAGAGTTATCTTTAGTAGCCCAATCTTTGTGAGATGTGGCATTAAGAACAATGCTCCATTTGCCAAGACAAGTTGCGTTAAAAGCAGGAAGATTCCAGCCTTCTGCTCCAGATAATCCAGTAAGATCAATGTCGATTGCATTTAAAAATTCATTAACTTCAGAATTCTTTTCTAAATGAGGTAAGAAATTAATATTAGTGTATCTTTCCCCACCTAATACAGCATTGATTGTAGCATCCATATCTTCTTTCTTGTAGAAAGGGTTAGTAACCAAACAAGATAATTGATACTTCGGATCATTTCCGTATTTCTTTAGCCAAGTCTGAATAATTTTAGCAGTATGCTTTCTATGTTCAAACTTGCCCATTAAACCAAAATGGGTAATACCACTTAGGTATTCTTTTTCCGTTTCTTTGAAGTCTTTATCGAAACCCAATGGGCAGAATACATCGCCAAACAACTCAGCAGCACAGGAAGAACTAAAGAATGTTTGAGTTTGGCTTGAAGAAATTTTCTTCTCGATGTCCGTGGGTTGGTTGCATTCATAGAATGTTAATAGATATTGGTTAGAATTTTTTCTATTCTCTGAACCGTTCAGATGCCAAATTTTAAGGCTTGGAACATCACTGCTCAGATAATTATATCTATTATTGATACTATTTTCGATTTTCTTTTTCAGATCATCGTCAATATCATAAGCCTTCAGGTCGATTTTACCTGTTGGCCAAATACCCACATCGTGACCCCGCCCGATAAGCTCTCGGATAATGTTAAAAGAAACATTACCGAGGCTTAACGAGTTCAGAGGGGCTTCGATTAAAATCTTCATTAAAATGGAGGTTCATCATCAGATGCTGGACCAGCTGAGACTGGAGCTGCATTTGAAGGGGAAGAAGATTGACTATCGTCTTTCTTACCAGAATTTAGGAATTGAATATTATTCCCTCTGATAAAATACTTTGATTGAGGTTTTCCAGTTTCTTTGTTTTCCCAAGTGTCCATTGCTAGTTCGCCAGAAAACACAAACTCACGACCTTTAGTCAGGTACTTTGATGCGATTTCCGACAACTTGTCCCAAACCTCTAAATCAATAAAGCATTTGGTTTTAGCATTGCTTGGGGAGATACCGACACGAAGACGTGTCACCGACTTACCGCCATTAAGTTGACGTGTTTCTGGATCTTTTACAAGATACCCTACTGCTGTAATACTGTTATACATAATTTACTGATTCTTTTTCAAATTTCGATAAGCATCTGTTGTGAATGTTAATCACTCCTTGTATGCTCATCCCTAGAGATTTGGCCACCTTGCTCCAAGGTGTTAGCTTATTAGACCATGAATTGTATCTCATGTCAATTATTTTTTTAAATCTTTGGTCTTTTTCTTTTTCCAAGAATAATTTAAATAAAGAAAAGACTTCATAATGTTCATGAATCTCAAAGTCACCTTCCACTTCAGGCTGTCGTAAAAGTTCTTCAAGATTACATTTTTGGAACTTTTTGTTCCTCGTTAACGTGTTTAGACATTTCCACTTCGCCTGATTAGCTAGGTATGTTGGAAATTTAGCACCTCTTGACGGGTCATAGCTCATTACAGAATTGTATATTG